AACATCTTCCTTAACCTCTTCTTTAACATCTTCCTTAACCTCTTCTTTAACATCTTCCTTAACATCTTCTAATTTACGAGCAGACCAAGCATCTACTTCTTGAAGATTTTCAGCTAAATCATTACTTTTTTTGGTAGAATTAATTACATCAATTCTACGTTTATCAAAAATTTCATCTCTACTATCCATATTTTTCTTATATTCCTTCATTAAAGTATTTAATTGTGTTTCACTATATTCTTGATTTTCTAAATCACTTGGATTAGGAGAAAATGGACACCAACAACCGACTTGACCAATATAAATATCAAATTTATTATCAATTTTTTTAAGAAATTCACATCTATTCTTTGCTTCATCAATAGTATCAAAAACACCTCTTACTTTAATTCCACGAATACTAGTAGTAAAATTATTTTCACGATGGAAATCTGCTTCAATTTCACTAGATTTAGTTGATTTAAAAAAATTATATTGATCATTCATTTCTTTAGTATCAAAAATATATGAATGATTATCACGAATACCATTTAACATATCCTTATCATCTTGATATTTATTAATAAGATTAGCGAAAAGAATACTCATATCTTTAGTAAAATTATCAATAAATCGCGAAAAATAATATGCTTCTTTATTTCGAAGAACTTCTTCAGGACTTAAAAAAGAAAGAAGACAATAATTTTGATTTCTAATAGGTTTATCTTCATCAAGAAAATCAACTTCTTTAGTTGATACAAGTGTTTCTTCAGGCATTTTTCTATTTTTAATTAACATTAAAAATCTTATATCAATTTTTTTATTTTCTTTTTATTTATTAATAAAGACACGATGGCAGAAGCAACATATTCATTTGATGTTTGGGCGGCAATTATATTATTACTTAAATATTTAATAGAAGCAACAGCAGTAGCTATTATAGCTTATGTTTTACCTAAAAATAAATTATCAGGAAGTGAAGTTGCTGTAATTGCTTTAACGGCGGCAGCAGTTTTCTCAATATTTGATTTAATTTCTCCTTCCATATCATCAGGAGCACGTCAAGGTATAGGTCTTGGTGCTGGTTTCCGTATTGTTGGTTTCCCAGCTTAATTATAGAGAAGGAATAACTTTATAATTAAGTTCTTCGCATATTTTTTTCCAAATTTGGTCTTGAGCATATAATTTTTCACGACTTTTAAGAAGTTGAAAGAATTTAAGATATTCGTTTAATTCTAAAATTTGAAAGAATTTATAAAGAACATAACTATAAGAAAGGAAATTTTTTCTTTCTTTTGGACAATGTTTTAAAAATGGTGCTTGAATATCCCTAAACATATTACATAATTTATCTTCTAATTCAGGTGAAAATTGTGGTGTAGGTATTCCATTAATCCTATTAATAATATAATTAATATGTTCATAATATTTATTAATTCTTAATCTTTTTAAAATCTCCCTCATTTTATTATAAGTAATATTCTTCGTATCATTTATTTTTTCCTTTTTTATCTCGCTTAAAATTTGTTCAAAAATTTCATTAGGAATATCAGTGCTTTCTTTTCCTTGAACTTGATTACACCATTCTCTAAAATGATTTATTCTTTTATAACTAAAATGAGATGTATCTTTTGTGCTTTGCTTTAATATTGGTCTATTTTGTTCTATTAATAAAGGTTCTTGAAAACCACAATTTTCACATATCATAATTGCATCTTGTTGAATACAAGTTAAGATATTTGAACAATTTTTACAAATATCTTTATATTCACATTCATCTACCTTTTTAATATGATTATTATTTGTTATTGATAAATATTCATCAACTAATGAACTTTTTTCAATTATTTTATCATCTTCATCAACAGGTGGAGAAGAAGGATTAAATAATTCTATTATAGATTTATTTTTATATTTATAAGTTTTAATATTAGATTGTTTTTCAATCATATCATAATAATTAAATAATATATAACTAGTATTCTCATAATATTCAATTTCATTATTATTTTTTAATTTATTAATATCATCTTTAAGTTTAATAATTTCTTCCTTAATTTTTATATTACTACTCCATAAATCATTATAATAATTATCAAATTCAGTGATTTCATTTGATTTATTATATTGAATAATTTGCTTATTAATATTATTTAAAATATCTTCTAATTCTTTTATTCGGTTTAAATTTTTTTTCTCTTCTTCTATTTTTATTGAATATTCATTCATTACTTTATTATGCATCGCATCTAATGTAGATAAATCCTTATTATAATGAACCCTTTTCTTAGATGTTTTATCTTTAAACATTTATCTAATAATAAGTGTTAATAAATATGTTTATATAGTTGAATAAGAATTCTTTTTTTTTCTCCTATTATAGTATAAAGAATATAGCATAAATGGGTGGTGGTCTTCTTCAACTTGTCGCTTATGGAGCTCAAGATGTTTATTTAACTGGTAATCCACAAATTACTTTCTTCAAGGTTGTCTATAAACGTCATACAAATTTCGCTATGGAAGCAATACAACAAACTTTCTCTGGTGCTGTTGGTTTCGGTAATACTATCTATTGTCAAATATCTCGTAATGGTGATTTAATCCATCGTGCTTATCTTCAAGTACAACTTCCAGAAATTACAGAAGCTAGTGATAAATATGTTAATTATATCGGTCTTCGTCTATTAAAATCAGTTTCTATTGAAATTGGCGGTCAGCAAATAGATAAACATTATGCTGATTGGTTATATATTTGGAATGAACTTTCTCTTCCTATTGGAAAACGTTCAGCATGGGAATTTATGGTAGGTGCTGATAGTGATGTTACTAAAGGAGGTGCAACTTTATATATTCCTCTAGAATTCTGGTTCTGTCGAAATATTGGTCTAGCCCTTCCCTTAATTGCTCTCCAATATCATGAAGTTAAGATTAAGATTGAATTTGAAAATGTTAATAATTGTATGTATAAACTTCATACTGATAATACAACTATAGCACCAACATCTCCTAAAACTCTTTCTAATGTAAATCTATGGGTTGATTATATTTTCCTTGATACTGATGAACGCCGAAAATTTGCTCAATTAACCCATGAATATCTTATTGAACAACTTCAATTCACAGGCGGAGAAGCTATAAGTGCTGATACTCCTACACGTGTTAAATTAAATTTTAATCATCCTTGTAAAGAATTAGTATGGGTTGGAAAATATGCTACTAATACTAATGTTAATATGTGGTATAATTACACAATGAAAGGTGATAAAAGTATTGGTGGAGGAAATTATGTTTATGGAGGATCATCACAAACACATGATAAAAAAATTCATGAATTTTCTGAAGCAGATAATACAAATGCCACAACTTTTTCAAGTAAAATTGTTTATAATGTAGAACCCGGATTTAATAGTGATGCTATTAATCCTTTTTCAAAATGTCTTCTTCAATTAAATGGAAATGATCGTTTTGCTGAACGCGACGGAACTTATTTCAATTATGTTCAACCTTATCAACATCATACAAATATTCCTGCTAATTGTGGTATAAATGTATATTCATTCGCATTAAAACCTGAAGATCATCAACCATCAGGAACTCTTAATATGTCTCGTATTGATACAGCTGTTTTATCTGTTGTTAATGGTTCTAGTGCTAATGGTTCAATCCATATCTATGCTGTTAATTATAATGTTCTTCGTATTCTTTCAGGTATGGGTGGTCTCGCCTATTCTAATTAATTTCATTATTGTTTTTTTTTCTCCTATTATAGTATAAAGAATATAGCATAAATGGGTGGTGGTCTTCTTCAACTTGTCGCTTATGGAGCTCAAGATGTTTATTTAACTGGTAATCCACAAATTACTTTCTTCAAGTCTGTTTATAAACGCCATACAAATTTCTCAATAGAGGCAATCGAACAAACTTTCAATGGAACTCCAGATTTTGGTTCTCGTGTAACTTGTCAAATATCTCGTAATGGCGATTTAATCAATCGTGTCTATTTACAATTAAGATTAACTGGAACTAATAATTATTGTAAATATTTTGGATTACGTATCCTTAATTATGTTGAATTAGAAATTGGTGGTCAGCGTATAGATCGTCATTATGCTCATTGGCTTTACATATGGAATGAATTAAGTCTTCCTGTAAGCAAACGAGATGGTTGGAATAATATGGTAGGTGCTTTTGGTGGAAATGTAACTGGTGCTACTCCAACAATTAATTCTACTCTTTATGTTCCTCTTGAATTCTGGTTCTGTCGTAATATTGGTCTTGCTCTTCCTTTAATTGCTCTCCAATATCACGAAGTTAAAATTAATATTAATTTTGAAAGTGAAGCAAAATGTAAATCAGATTCTACTAGTGCTACTAAACCTTCATTTACTGCTTCATTATGGGTTGATTATATTTTCCTTGATACTGATGAACGCCGAAAATTTGCTCAATTAACTCATGAATATCTTATTGAACAACTTCAATTTACAGGTGAAGAAAGTGTTTCATCAACTGCTCCTAAAGTTAAACTTAATTTCAATCATCCGTGTAAAGAATTAATATGGTTTTTAGCAAATAGTGATAATAATAGTAACAATTGGTTTAATTATACTACTAAAATTAATACTATCGATGTTGCTTATAATACTACAGCATTATTAAATGCTAATTTAACTTATAATGGTTTAACAGGAAATAATATTGA